GTTTGTTGAAGGTGGTGCACGATATCATCATCATATATATCGCTACGATCAAGATTTTGTTACAACACCAACAACAATCAACACTAGTATTAATGAATGGGTTAATTCGGTTTACTTTGATATGGCAACGTTTGTTACATCAAATGAAATCTTAACACCAACTGCAAAGAATTATTGTTTAAACATCTTATTGTCAGTGCATAATGCTTTGACCCATATCATGGGCAAAACTCCTTATGTTAATGATTACTTGATGCCTACCACATTAAATGTTACTCATTCCATTGATAGAATTTATTTAACACGCGTGCGTCATTTAATTTTCTTAAACCCGATCAGTTTAACAACTGCTAGTGTTCTTAAGAAACCCATGCCGTTACGAACAATTGAAAATTCATATTACTGCGAATCTAATGGAATTACTATCAATGCACAAGCATTCTCAAGTAACTCAGGTAAAGAACGTAGTGATCGTGTTGTTGAATTTGCTTACCAAGGGGGTCTTGCTAAGTATGTTGTTGATTATGATGATCTTTTAGATTTATATGCTTTACGTGGAGTCACTGCTGATTTCCAAACCATGCTCTCAGATGTGGCACGCCGTGTCCGTGGTGTGTACTGTCATGAAAATCCTGAAAGATTAAAAATCTTCTTGCCCCTAATAATCCAACATCTTGACGAATTATTTGCTAACATTTATCTCACTTCTAATAAATCAAAATTTACTAGTTCATTTTGTCCAGCCACCTTCATTCATGATCGTGACCACCCACAATTTAACAATTTTGAAATTGATCCTGTTTATCACATTAATAGTTATAGTCCTTCTTCTGAGGTTATGGCTATTGGAAATGAGTCCGGGAAATTGCGTAATAGCAATAGTAGTTTGACAGCATTAGGTAATGCTGTTAATGATAAATTTAGAAGTCTCATCGGGTCGATGATCGATGTTGATTGGTTAATAGAAACACCCCCACAAGAGCCTCAATTTGATGATTCAGGGTTAACTGATCATCAAGCATCACAACATATAGCCCAATTGAGATTAAAACCTCAATTAACACCAGAACAAGATATGTCTGATCTACAATTGTCAAAAGCAGTTGAAGAATTTGACATATCAACAAATCTTACAACCACTACAACAACCACAACACCTAACACACAGTATTTGTCACCATATAGTTTAGTCCGCGCTACTCATTTTAATAGATTAGCAGATCCTATTGATGATGAATACAAAACAACACCAACACGTTTACGTGAAATTCATCGAGCTACTCTAGCAGCAGCTCAATCTGTTTTAATTCCTTCGCCTACAACACCTGTTTTATCAGAAATTAACATCACTGATAATCACTTTGATCTAAATGAAGAATTTTATGAAGATGATGATGAATCATTACGCGCACATTGGGATAGTATCATGGATCATGAAACATTTGAAGTTTTACAACCTGATTATGAACCAATAGTTCAGCATGCTAATGCATCCTTCCTGGTGACGCCAACCGCTTTGTTTAAAGATAATCTCTTTGCCGGTTTTAATGCTGTCAATGACATGATAGCAGACATCACTCTTCATAAAGTGAATGATGTTTTAACTGCAGTTCGCCAAGATTTAGCTGATTCAGCTACTATGGCTCGTAAAGATTTGAACAAAGCTATAGCAGATTTTAAAGATATGTGTGTTAACAAAACAAATGGATACTTTGTACCAGAAAATGAATTTACTTCAGCACTTAAGTTGGACGTTAGACCAACCCACTGCAATGCAGTCGGTTTTGGTTCCAATCTCCATCCGAATCAAGGCGTGTTACCATCTAATGGCTTAGATGGTAATTATGATGCAATTATGGGTCGTCTTTCATCAATTAATAATGATGATGAAGACCTAATTTCTCAAAATAAGCAAAATTTTTATATCATTTCTCGTATTATTCCACATTTATTTACTGATAAATTAGCACCATTTACTGATGCAGAATTATCGTTATTAAATGTCAATTCCAATTTTAATCTAAAGCGGGATGCAGTTTTACGCGATGGCACTTTCACACTTACAGATATTATGTCTGATGTGAAGTCAACAGCTTTCGTGAAAATTGAATCTTATCCTAAACAATTCGAAGAATTTAAAAGTCGTAACATTACTAATGCTGATGCTAATACCGTCATCAATCTTAGTCGTTATACCATCCCTTTGTCTAATTACGTTAAACGTAATATTGACTCATATGGGTTTGGTTATGATTTAAATGAAATCAGTCGCCGTATTCATTCCAAACACAAAACATACCATAATTTTGTCGAAAGTGATTATAGTTCCTTTGATGGAACTCAAAACTCTGCAACTTTTATGATTGAACTAATGATTTACTCTTATGTATTTCATGATCCTGAATTAATTAAACTTAAGGTCAATAGCGTTAACTCTGTTATTCGTGCTGCTGCGTTAAAATATGATCCGGGTTTTAGTCGTCAATCAGGTTCAGCTGATACATCACTAATGAATACGTTAGTAAATTTAATGATTGCTCTTGTTACGTTCATCCGTTCAGAAGTAGCAGTCACAAAACAAAATTTAGCTGATTACGATTATTCACGTTCTACATTATTTTTAGATCAAATATTGGTTGGTGGTGATGACGGTGTCTTTTATGACATCAACACCACCATGCTTCAGCAAGTTGTAGATGATTTTCATCTTAAAATTGAATTATCAGTGCAAAACATTGATAAACCAGTAGGGTTTCTTGGTCGCATTTATCCGCAACCAAGCTTAAATAATTGTTCCACCATCAATTTATCACGGTTCCTGTCTAAGCTCAACATTACAGTGTTGGGCCAAAATAAATTGTTTTTAGCCATCACAAGTAAATATGTCGGTAATTTTATTACAGATAGTTCAAATCCTTTTGTTGGTCCTCTGCTTCGTAAGCTTTTAACATTCTTACAAGATTTTCGACAATCTCATGATGGTTTGAAAATTTCACAAATTCTCCTAAAACAATGGAAGCAAGTTACTACATTACCAAACACAAATTTTGACACCAATGCAATCGATATTGTCACTCAGTTATACTCAACTGAAGTTCAAGCACTTAAACGTCTTGAATCAATTGCTGATGAATCTCAAAATTTTATGGAATTTAATAATAAAACAATTGATTTCTTTAGTACTCAACAAGCTTTAGCTCCCACTATTGCTATGAATGAAGAAAACGAAATTGAACCTGTAAATTCAACCGATAAAACACCGGCTAGCCAAATTAATCATACACGACAGTTGAGTCTTGATAATAGTTATTTATCTGCTTTAACTAATGAACAACGTAAATTTATTGCTGCACGTCATGTAGCTCAAGCATTCACTGATATGTTACAACTTTATCAAGAAGTTAGACTTAAGGGTGCTAAATTGCGTGTGTTTGATGTAACCCCTGGGCCTGGGGGATTAATTTGGCAAATATGTGATCGCATTACAAATATTGAATATTTATATCACCACCACGACCTTCAAGAATTTAAGCATTATCTAACCTTACCAAACAACCCGTTTGTTGGTAAGAAGAATTTAGCTCAAGATACTGATGTCCAACCGCTCAAATTCATGGTGGATGATCAATGTAAACATAAATTAACTAAGTTTGATTTTATGTCTGATGCATCTTTTACATCACAATATTTGTTTATAATAGATTTACCATTTGACTTTTTCCTTAAAAATTCTCCAAATCGCATTTCCAATACTTATTGGTTACCTAATTTAATAATCTTGTTAAGTGCAGTCAAGCATATATCACGTGTTGCACGCGTGTTATGTTTGTTACCTGCTATAATTATGCAACAATTAGCGTTCATACAAAATGATCCTAATTTGAAAAAATCATATAAATCGATTATGGCATCATTTGCGTCCTTAAATCTTTATCACGCAGCTCATAACACATTACTAATCAGTGATCTTACATTTCGTCAAATATTACCACACACATTAACTAAACAAGCTAAAGTTTGGCAACGTCGTGTTTGTGATTTACAAACATCACCTGATTTGTTATTGAAGAAATTTTATCTTCGGGAAACTGAGAGACTTCCCAAAATAGAATTAACAGGTAATTTACCTACCACGGTCCAAGTTGAGCAAGAACTTGCTAAGATCGAAAGTGGTGAAAACTCAAACGTCACAGCGATCTTCGACTTATTCGGTTAAGTTGAGGATCGCTGCGCCCCGCTGATGGGGGCGTTATAAATGCATCAGGGTTTAAAAGGATTAACTAGTGATAGAACTAGTTAGTTTATATAATCACTGAGCCTGGTATCTCAGTGGGTTAATAAAATTATTATTCATTCCCCTACCATTTAAAACTTATATTTAAATGGCTAACATCAAGGAGTTATCTCCTCAAACTCGCAACTTAATCTCACTTATCACTGATCCTTATCATGATACGAATATTGCTGCTGTTCCTTATCCGGACAGTAGTTCTTTGTATTCTTACATGAGGACCAAACGTGGTAGGCTTAGTATCACCAATCCTTTTTCTGCTACCTGGGCGACAGGTGATTCATGGCAAGCCCATATTTTCACCACCCCGCTTTTAGGTATTAGTGACATGATGGCTGGTGAATCTGATACATTTTCATTTACTTATGCAGGTGAAGGTACTAACACAAAGTTGGGACCTATCAATGTACACTATATGCACATCCGTGGGGGTGTTCGTATTGCTAATGTCTTTACTCCATTAGGTACTGTTGCTGAACAAGCACCACAACGTACCGTTAGTTTTGGTTTTGAAGTCCACAATACAACATCACCACTTAACCGTCAAGGTAGTGTGTCAGTCTATCGTATTAACTATAGACCATATAACTGTGACATTAAGGTTGTAATGAGTCCTACCGAAGGTGATCCTTCAGTACATTACAATAACATCTGCTCAATTCCATACGATTTAGCTACCATGAATCTCATCCCAAATTCTCGTACTTGGGAAGCGGCTGAAGGCGCTTATGTCGTATCATTACCTTATCACAACAACACTTTTTCCTCAGGTGTTACTTCAAATGCTTTAATTAAAGCAGGCTTAGATTACAAGTCTACTTATGCAACCATCTTGGCTCCTTATAGTGATGCAAATGTTACACATTGGTCACCATTAGCTACTGGTGGTTCGTGGTTTTATGGTTTATCCGAAACTACTACACTTGTATTAGACTATCGCCATGTTATTGAAGTAGCTCCTGATGTCTACCAACCTTCAAATTTAGAATTAGCAACAACAGTATCAGAATACAACCCACACTTTCTCAAATTATATAAACGTGTCTCTTTATTATTGCCACCTGGAACCATTGTACGGAACAATGATCTAGGTAAATGGTTTAAACAAATTGTTAGCGTCGTTAACGACGTCTTACCATCTATTGTCCACATCTTACCGCCTCAATACCAGCCAGCGGCTCAAATAGGACAAAAGATGGTTAGTACAGTTAACGCTTTAGTTAACAAAACGAACAATTTAACCAGCGAAATTAAATCAGTTAAAGCTGCTAAGCAGTCAAAACAAAATAACAACAACGCTCGCGTTTCACCCATCCCAGCTCCTCAACGTAGATCTGTGATGGCTAGTACCAATGCCCGTATTCGTAAGATTATGGAAAAACAAAATACTTTACGCGGGCGAAACACTACACGCCTTTAAATCGCCGCGAGGCCTAACATCGTTTCAAGTTACCTTTAGACTTGTGTAAAACTTGGACGACGTCCCCCGCAGGTCAGGGACATTATGCTCTATCAAGTAGTAATGTAATGGCTGATTGTCAATAATACCTCAAGTATTGGCAGGGCGCATTTGCACATACAGCAAATATGCTTAATATGCTTTAATTAGCAAAAGAGTGGTAGCACGCGCTCGCTACCTCCACACCGGGACCAGGTAATACCTTCCTCCTGATGTGGACCTTATTTCAAC